GCTGGACATAGCACCTTGGCTCTTCACGGTACAAGCTCTTAAAGTGATTCTGCGTAGCAATGCTGATGAACTCATCGTGATTGCCAGGGACGCACACCACCTCAACGCTATCGTGTTTTTGCAGAGCCATGTCAATGCAGCGTTCCAAGGCGTGCCAACCGAGTTCAAGCACTCGGCTCATACGCCCATCAATATCTAGGATATTCTTGCTGCGCTCTGTATACCCGCTCATGTTGTCAGCGTGAAAGAAGTCACCCATCTGCAAGATAACGCATTTCTCAGAAGCAGGTGTGGCTTCTACTAAGTAGTCAACAGCGCCGCAGAGCATCTGAACTGCTGTCTCTACATCGTAATCTTCACCAACCTCTTCACCCCAAGCATACATACCAATGTGCATGTCTGTGATCGGGATGACTGTCATTACCTCATCTGCATAAGGAGCAGGAAGTCCCTGTCGCGGCTTAGGTTTTTCAACAGAGACAAGGCTGTCTACTGCTGATCGGATTGCTTCGAGTTTGGCTTGTTTGTCAAGGTCTGTTTTGACCCACTCCAGTTTAGGCTCTCCAGTCGTGGCGTCATATAAAGTTGAGGTGCCTTTAACAATATGTCCTTCAGGAATCTCGAAACCACCGGATTGGCGCTCTTCACTGCCATCTTCTCCATCTCTGATCTTCGCAAGGCGACGCTCCAAAGTACGTTTATTTATACCGAGATGAAGAGCAGCGGCAGCTTGACTGCCCATCTCTTCCACGGCTGCGATGACTTGTTCGTCAGTAAATTGTCTCATATCAAATCACCCAGTCACTTGGGACTTGTTCTCCAACGTGATAAGTAAAGTTATTCCTCTCACACCAATCAGAATATCTCTGCGCCTTCTTCCTTGTCAACCAGTTGTCAGCCTGGAACAGCATCCTGATGTCAAGATCGGGGTTGCATCGACGAACTGCCAACATCTTCGTTCTCATTTCTCCCGTGAACTTTCCCTTAATCTCTATCACGACTCCGTTAGGCAAAACTAGGTCGGGCGTGTAGTTCCTTTCTTTTAGGATAACCTTGTTTCCACAATTAGCGCAATGCGCTGTTTTAACTTCCGTTGTGTATTTAATCTGATACGGTTCGTACTGGTACTTCACCCCTCTGTTGCGGAGGTTGTTGCAAACTCTGCGCTCTAATTGAGAGCGATACTTCGGTTCACTTGTCGGTCGGGCCATAAGCCTTGTCCCAGTCCTTTGTAGCCCAGAAGGGATAGAAGAAAGGGTCAGCCTTCAACCTCTTCATGTCAGACTCCATTGTCGCTATTCGACGCTTCAGCTTTTTGTTTTCGTCTCTTGCCCTTTCAAGCTCAGAAGTCATCATCTCTAAAGTCTCCGGCATCATAACTCTTAAAATCTGTAGCCGTACTCCGCTGATACATTTCCAATTTGATTGCGTAGAAAAGGTCTTCAAGAACTTTCTCTTCAATCTGGTCATCAGACTCGTACTCATTTGCAATCTCCTCAATCTGGTCAAGCAGCACTGTAGACATCTTCTCGTCCCTCCTTACCAATTTCTAGTAGCATTAACGTGTCTTCAAAATATCCCATAATCTCAGACTCCGGCATCTGATCTTTCAGCAGCTTCTTGTAGGTCGCCTCACAAGCATCGTAGTACATCCCGTGATCTACGCATCCTACTAGGTAAGCCTCTGCTTTCTTAGGACCAATACCGGGAATCCCCTTGATTCCGTCGCCAGGGTCGCCTGCAAGCACTTGAACCCAAAAGAAGTGCAGAGCCTCTTCCTCTGTTACAAAGTAAGTCTTGCCTTCCCGATTGTAGGTAGGCCAGCGGTAATGCCAACCAGGAATTGTGTCGAGGTCTTTGTCGATAGAACAGATGACGCATTCATCCTCTGCTTCGCTTTTCCAAAAGTCTAGCGCAATCTGTCCTACTTCATCGTCAGCCTCAAAACCTTCCTGTGCGTACTCAGCGCCGAACTCTTCTACCATAATCCGCTTCGCATCTCCAAGCATCTCAGGACGGTAGGTGTCTTTACGATTAGACTTGTAGCTCGGCATAATTTGTTTACGGAAGCTGGTTGGACCAGTCAAGAACAGACGATACTCAAGGCACTCGGTATCTTCCTCGATATTCTGTAAGAAATGCGATATACCTTCCTTGATGTCTTCGTGATCGTACATCACGTCAGGCTCTTCCTGCATGTGTCGATCCATACTTGCTGTGATAGCAAAGGCGATGCTATCGGCGTCTATAATTGCTAACATTTTCGTATGCCTCGTGCATCAAATCTTGCTTTTGTTTGCGGCGGGAGGGGCCGCTATAGCCGCCTCCCTTCCTTAGCCACCTTTCTTCTTCACGATGAATTGGCTGGTTACGTTTGGTCTTGCTCATAATATCAGAAGGGGATTGAGTCCCCGAACTCGTCATTGTCATCCTGCGACTGCTGAGCCGCCTGCTGATTCTTAACTTCGTTCTCTTGCTGCTTGCGAGTCTCATCAGCAGTGACACCGTGCTCTGCGTAGGGCACAAAGAACTCTGCAGCAATACGAACTACATCCGATGCTGCCTGATCCAAGTCAGACTTGCTGGTAAGCGTACCTGCCACGATCTGTGCAGCGTATCCCATAGCTGACTGACGCATGATTGCAGCCTGCCGGTCATCTCCTCCTCGATTCATCGGCTGAGAAGAATGTACAGGATTAGACCCGCCAGAATTAGCACTACCGCTGTTCCCACTGGCTCCACCACCATTGCCTTTCTCCTTTACTGTGATGTCGCTGCTACGAATGTTGTAGTACGTCTTGTCGTTGTACTCTCGGCTAGATGCAACCGCTTCAATGTAATCGCCTTCGCCTAGCTGATGCCAGTCAGAGCCGATCTTGACGTTGGCAGCAGGCTTTTTCTTTTTACCAAGCCCATACCACTGATCGTTGATGTTGATGTTGACCGCGTATTGATTACCGTACTGGTCTTGCTCGCCAAAGTCCTTGACGAATACCTTTGCAATCTTACCTTCTACAATCTGTTTACTCATCTTTTCCTAACTCCGTTAGTGGGTCTCAGACCAATCATCCCCAGATATCACTTCACCTGCAAGCGGGCACCTAAGCCCTAGAATCTTTGTTGCCTGTTCAAATGATTTGGAGACATTATCAGTATACCACGAAATCCAGTGTTTTGCAACCTCTGCTTGCACTTCATCGTGGATATTTCCTACAAATGTCACATCAGCTTGGCTCTCCTTTATTTTCTTGTCAAGACAGCATAGCACAACCTTCATTGCTATGCCACCACCTGACTGGAATAGATAGTTAAGTGCCTTGTGTTTCATGATCTTACCGTCGGAATCGCGTCGCATCCATATTTTTCTGCCGTCTAGTCCTATCAAGTAACCACGGCTAGCGGCTCGCTCGACCTTGGGCTTCAATGTGCTTATGCCAGGGAACACGCCCTCAACTGCCTCAATGATCTGCTTTCCATTGGCTTCCGGTAGATTAAGTATTGACGCAACCTTGCGAGAGCTAGCGCCGTAAACAGTTGAATAGACACAAGATTTGGCCTCGTCACGAGTGTCGGCACCAAACGGTTTGCAAGCCTCAAGAACTCTGGTGTGAGGATCAGTGCCCTTAGATTTGTCACCGTTGATAAGCGCATCAGTAAATGCCTCGCTGTTAATGTAATGCGCTGCGATACGCAACTCCAACCCTTCGGCGTCAAAGCCTACTAGCTTGTAAGGATCGCCTCGGTGTGTGAACAGCCCCCTCATCTCCTCACCAAAGAACACATCAGGGCTGGCTTTGGGCACGTTGGCAACGATCTTGTGAGTCATGCGGCCCGTGTTAGTGCCATTGGGGTTGGCAACCGCTGGCACCCTGCCATCTTCCCTGCAAGCCTCGATCCAGCCGTTGATCTGGTTCATGCGGTGCATGACCTTGCTGTACTTGGCTAGCTGCTGTCCCACACTAACATGCATTTTTTGCAAATTAGGGCAAGGCTCACCATCTACCTTAATCTTAGGGTGCCCCGTGGGCGTGTACGCAGTTGGCTCCCAGCCTAAATCCACCAGCCTAGCGCCGACTTTCTGGTGCTGAGTTAGCTCTATCGGATGCCACTCGATCTTCCCGAAAGGCCCACCAACATCCTGGCCGATGTCTGCCCTAACTGCCAACTTGCCAGACTTAGTAAAAGGTTTGTCTACTTGGCCCTTGGCTACATAGTAGTGACCGAGCATTTCAGATATGGCAGGTTCTATTTCCTGTGCCATGTTTTCTAACTCTGCCACACGCTGCTCGGCTAGTTGTAACCGGAATTGCCAAGCCGCACGCTCCTGAGCCGCTATAATCTTAGCGACACGGTGTTCGATCCGCATTGGCAACTTCCAATCGACTTTCACCCCTTGTCTCCTTTGGCGTTATATGCCCTGGCTGAGTGCAAATGCACGGCGGTTGACACAGAGTAGTTCAGTGCCTCACGGCAAGCCTCTGCCTCGTCAGACCTATCTACGTCATAAAACTGCTCTGTCCATTCCTTGACTGACCGCATAAGTGCTTCTGCGTGACGTATCATGTCGTCATAACTCTGCTGGTCAAGATCAGGAAAATCTTTCTTGGCTACACTCATTCTTGCATCTCCTTCATAAGTGCTTTGTATACTTGCTCTGTCAACTCAACGTCTTGCACACAGTATGCCAGCATATCTTCGTTGAAGTCAACCCAAGCATCTTCCTGCTCTCCGTACTCGCCTTTGTAGAAGCCCAAACGGTAGCCCCAAGCCTTCAGGCTGTGCGGCCCCACCTTCTGTGGCAGACCCTCGGGGCGCTCGCGATCAGGGTTGAGCAGCCGGGACATAACCAGCGTGTCAATCTCCATCTTTGGCGAAACATCGTAGAATCGCTGTATAGCAGGCATATCGAAAGATATGAGGTTATGACCAATCACTACGTTTCCATCAATTAAGCCAGCAAAAGTATCCAGATCATTATGGCGGAACTGTATAACCTCGCCAGTCTTGTAATCCTTGGCGACTGCACAGTGAATCGTGGTCATCTCGTCAAGTAGTCCATCTGTCTCGATGTCCAGCACATACATGTTAGTAGTCATCAGATTTTAACTCCGTTAATAATCATATTCCATCTGCTCCGCTTCTAAACGTCCAGTGCTGGGATTCATCCTGAGCACGTCTGCTGGGCCAGTGAACCCCCACTCACGCGACTTTTTAACATTAAGGCGCATCCGTCCCTTTGTCTCATCTTCCGTCTGCTCAGGCTCAATAGCAACGATGTTGAAAGACAGTTGCTCAAAGCTACCAGAGCCTCGCGCCATAGCCGGATCAATATACAGCCACTTAGCATCGTGCAACTCATCGCTGACATAAATCTTTTGATCGAACCGTTTAATGTGAGCGACCATGATTACGTGACTGCCTGTTGCAGCGCAGAATGCTGCGACCTCTGATAGCACGTTGTCGATCAGCTTCCGCTCGTTGTCTCTATCGTCGTGCGAAAAGACAATGCTGATATGGTCAAAAATGAACCGAGTAACACCTTGGCTGCGATAATAGCGTAAAAGGTGTAGGAGCCGGTCAACACTGAGACGGCCACTGGCACCGAGGCTAATAAACCAAGTGCGGCCATTGTTAATAAGCGCATCATAACTCTCTTTAACTCTGCTTTCAGGGATGATACCCGTGTCCAGCCTGTAACGTGGCAGGGGCACATCGTTATCAATAGCGATCAAGCGCTGAGCTGCTTTCTTCAAGTCCTCCTCAAGAAACATCCAAGCGACTTTCTCATCCGTGTGCTTGATTAGCTCATAGCCAACTTCAGCCACCCAAGTAGACTTGCCGACACCAGGTGGTGCCATAACTGTAGTCAACTCACCGTCACGAATACCACCAATCTTGCGGCTAAGTTCTGGGAAGCGGCGTAGATCATGGCCTCTTTTGATCGGCTCACGGATCATGTCAAAGCTAATATCAGAGCCGGGGATCACTAGCTCGGGCTGGTAATCCTTAGCACGACTGACAGCCTTGTAAATCTCGCCTTGCCTTCCGTTCTGGATAGCGTCATTGGCATCCTTAACACCGTCTGGCCAGTCGCCAACCTTGATCTTTACTTCTGTAGAGTAGAGGTCAGCAAACTTTTCAACCGCGTCGCGGCCTTGTTCATCACCGTCAAATAAAAGAAGTATGCCTTCAAAGCTAGTGATGAAATCCCAGACTTCACGCTTCTCAACTCCACCGCAACCAGCGCCGTTCGGTAGCGAAAGGACCGTGTAATCTTTTCCCTTGTCGTGGTATGCCTGCCAGACTGATAGTGCATCCTCCTCTCCTTCTGTGATAACTGCGAATTTGCCACCTCGCGTAAATACCGACTGACCAAATAGCCCGACATAATCCCCAACAATCTCCATATCTTTTTTGGTATGGGCGTTCTTGCGCTTGAACCCACCACCAGCTCCAGCGGGGAAAAAGATTGCTCCCTTGTCGTGCTCACCGTCTTCTGGACGAACAGCCTGGCGGATGCCGTAGCGCTCAACCGTCTCTCGCTTGATCCCGCGATGAGACAAGTCTGCTAGACCGTAATCCTTGATTTCCTCTGGGTTGTACATGCTTCTAACTCTACGTTTTTGAGGCGTCTTTGTAGTATTGCCGTCTATATAACCTTGGCTAACGTACCCGCAGTTGCTAAAGCAGTAGCCGCCGTGATCTTGGTACAAGGCCAGACTGTCAGAGCTGCCGCACTTGGGGCAAGGCTGGCCTGTCTGTGCGTATTTACCAGCCATCCCAGTCGCCTCCGTCTCTGTCCTCTGGGCTAGGGCACTCATCCTGGTGGAAGATCGTGTTGACCCCATCCTTGTCAAGCCACTCTGCCCAGTCTGGATTACCGACGATTCCTCGGCAGTTCGAGCAAAGGTCATTTGGCTCCTGCTTGAAGAATCGGTCTGACATAGCCAGCTCTTTCGTGTTCAAAACTTTGTTGCAAGCTGCACACCGAGACATGGCTACTGCACCTGATCCTGTTTTGGGTTGACCCTAAACTCGTCACAGCGAGCGTAAGGGCATGTAGGAGTTGAGTGAAATTTGCACCAACCCTTGTCATAGCTCAAACAATTCTGGCAAGAAACCTTCATGTCAATCATTCCTCTCGATGTATTCTTCAAGGTGGCGATCAAAGATGTCGTCAAAGATGTCCAGCACAGCCTCGCCCACCTGCTTATAACTTTCCGCAGTGCGCTTTTCTACCGAAGTACGACGCAAGATACCAAACATCTCGATAAGCCGATCATCCTCTAGCATATACTCCAGAAGTTCATTCCAAACCTCGCCGCCCTCAAGAGCCTCGTCACCGACTTCCTCAAGTCTAGCGATGCGAGCCTCATGCTCGGCCTCTTTTCGGTCTTCGTGTTCAGTCGCAAGGTCTGATACGCAAGGCATAATACGGTTCATGTCAAATTACCTCTTCGATTGCTTGTGCAACGGTTCGAGCACAGTCTTTCACACTTCGACCGTCTTTGCAACCCGCTGCGATCAT